CAATTCATTTATATTAGGATTTACATGAGTATTGTTTGCAGCAGTCACAGTCATCATAAATTTTCTTTATGGTAACTGGTACTAATTCTGTAGGAAACTCGGGTTCAATATCAATTCTCCAGCAAAATCCTGGATATTCAAATAACTCAACAGACTTTCCAATGTTATTATAGAGTACTTCTGATTCTACTTGAATATAAATTTCTTCATTGTAACAAGAAGTTAATCTAACAGCTAGAGGTGCACATTCTTCACAAGTTGTAAATTGCTCACTAACATTAACATCACTTACGTCTAATGGATCACAATAGTCAATGTCATTGAGAGCTACTATAAAACAACCATCAACAGCAACACTGTCTATTTCAATTTTTACAACAATGTCTGCTCCAATATAAGCACTTAGATCATTCTTTGAACAATAAACAGGTGTAGTAAGATCTTGACAATCATATATGTTATATACACATGGTGTTATATATACTGTTTTAGGACATTCGCATTGAGCATTATTTCCTACAACAACCACGTTACATCCTTCACCACAACTTACTTCAATTGTATTAGAACAAATACCTTCAGCAATTTGAGGTGCTAATTGATCTGCTGCTGTCGCAAATAAAGATATATAAACATCATTTGTACCATCTGACTTAAGTCCGCACATAGGTGCATATATATTGGGAGGATCTCCTGAAAGATTACAATCCCATAATCCATATGGATTAAATACACCAGAAACTACAGATATTGCAGGAGCTGCTTCAGTACCATATATTGCAGGTAATGCTGGCCATAGTTGTGAACTGTTAGAACTATAGTCAGACATCCGTGTAGGAAAAGTAATATCAGAATTATCATTTATTTGAGGACCGTATATAAGTCTACCAAATGGAATTCCTGTATCTTGATTAGATAATCCTACTTGTGATAAATGACCTCCTGCAATAGGCAGTGGTGGTTTATAACCATCGTTACCAATATACCAAGGACTTAATGGATTTTGAGATGGTGGAAACATGTGAGTCATCTGATCCAAATATCCTATAATCAAAGCTCTATATGTTAGATACGCCTCAACAGTTGGAGCACCACTCGGATTTTCAGCTGGTGATAACACAGAATTTAAGTTTACTGCAGTTTCACCTGTTAATATAGCTACTGTAAATGCAACACCTAAAGTATTCTTTATATAGTCAGACATCTCCATTGTTACATCATAGATCTCACATCTTGTACAATCTGTTAGTCCTCCTTGAGATCTGTCACAAGGTGGTGTTGAATCATTTGTTATAGTCCAAGTATTTGTAATACCATTATTATTGCTTAGAACAAATGTATCTGTTGTAAGACCTAGTGGTAAAGATGCTGGAAATCCATCAGTTACAAGAATTATTTTTTTGTTTGCTGCTGGATTACTAGTTGGTCCAAAAAGAATATCAGTAACACCAACTGAAAGACCTGCTGCTGTATTAGTACCTCCTCCGGGATTTACATTGACAGGAGTAAAATTACTTAACCAAGTATCTATTTCATAAAGTATATTTGTCAAATTCAATCTAAAAAATTGTCCGGCAGGTGCAAATCCAGCAAATACACAAAATCCTAGTCTTAATGTTCCAGCATTTAAACCTGCTTGAACATTAGGAGCTGCTACAATAGTTTGTAGGAATTGCTGCATTTGTAACTGCTCACTATCTAGAACAGAACCCCCTACATCAAGTACAAAAACAATTTCACTTAAAGGACAATCTTGTGTACCAATACATGTTCCTGATGGAACATCATAGACGAATCCTGGAGGACATAAGTTTGGACCTAAAGATTTACCATCACACTGATCGACATTATTATTCTTTATATATCCTGGAGGACACTCCCCGCAATTGTAAAAAACAGCTTGTAAATCTAATGCTGTTCCACCTATACTATCTGCTAGCTGCCATGTAACACCTGCATCAAATGTTCTTAGTATCTCATTTACACCTAAACTATCATTACGTCTACATGTGTATCCTTCGGTTTCAGAATAAAAACTAAACAAGTGCGAATTGCTTCCAGGAGAACTAGACTGAAGAGTCCAGTTTAAACCACCATTTACAGTCCTGTAAATAGTATCATTACCTCCCATAGCAAACATCACAAGATCATTTATAGCATCAAATGCTGTTCCGTATATTGTGGTTGATACTGGAGAAAAGACTTGTGCTACACTCCAAGTTACCCCAGAGTCTGTAGAAATATAAATTTTTGATTTTCCTACAACAACCATCTTTGTACCATCCGTTGAAAGATGCACACCACAAATTTGATCTATTGATAAGAGTGTATCAAATCCTACAACGTCTGTCCATGTAATACCACCATCTGCAGTTATTAATAATTTTACTTGGGGATTAGGATTTGCTCCCGGATTACTAAAACCAATAAGACCATTTTGATCGTCTGTCATATACAGCTTTACAAAACTTATAGTGCTGGCATATAAACTCGCAAAATCACTATTTACAATATTATATGTATTTCCACCATCTATTGATTTGTATAAACCCTCTGTTCCATATATGTAACTAATATTAGAGTCAATTACAATTATTCTAGATCCTTGACCAGGATCTACGTTTATATTAAAACTTGTCCAGTCTCCAGCAGGTGTTTGTAAAGTATCTCCATTATCATCAGAAGTTCTTATAAGAGTACCTACCAATGAATTTGGTGCACCAGCAAAAATTACTTTATTACCATTATTAGGATCAATTCCTACGCAGCTTCCATCTCCTCCAAATATTGGAGGAATCGAAGGTATGGGTTCAAAGTCATCTCCGTTATTTGTGTACCCTGCTTCACTCGATGCTCTGGTAGTATAGTAAGCTTTTACTAGTGACATATCTTATGGTTTCTTTTGTACCTGTTTTTGTACAGGTGTCTTTAATTGATTAACACATTTACTGCAACCTACTTTTCCATCAGGGGTTACTCTTTTTTGACATCCGCAGCTCATGGCTGCTCCACAGTTTGGACATTTGCTCATATTGTTGGTTTTTAAAAAATTAGCATGTTTCACATCCGCAGTTACAACTAAGTTTTGTCAATCTAGACATCACGTAATTATAGATATCCATTCCTTGTTTAGGATTATGACAATATTCAACTTTCGCTTTAGCTGCTTCTAACATAGTAGTTAGCAAATTTAGTTCTTTTAGTTTATCTTTCAAAGGTTGAACCGGTTCACAATTAGGAACATCTAAACAACAAAGAATAGTTTGAATCTTAGCAAGCGCTGCTGTAATACGTAAGTGATTATATTCCACATATACATACTCATTTGGTGCAATACTATACTTTATAGCATAGACACCATCAGGAATATTATTACGAACCGTAGTGCAGTTAGTTGTTTGTAATCCCAAATCACAAGCTGTAAGACTAAGATTAAACTCAGTATTAGTTGGATAATATGCTGTTGCATTAGTGTATCCAGGTGCAAGAATTTCAAGAGTCAATGATCCAGGTGTCATACTAGGATCATATGTACTAGTGTCTACCACTCTGAGAATACAAGTATTCAAAGTGTTAGGCATATCTAAAGATAAGAGATGTTTTGCCATATACTATTAAATTACGAAAATAATCATAATAAATGAAATAAAAAAGGGTGAGATTTGATTCCCACCCTTTTTTATTATAAGTTTTCAGTATTAGTCCCAGTTAGGATTAATATCTGTACAAGTATTAGGACATTCATATTCATCCATTGTTACACATGCGCTACCAGCAGCTGCTAACCAACCTAACATAAATGCTTCAAAGTCTTCCCAACTTGTAGCACCAGTAGTTGTATCTGCAGGAGCAATAATCTCTAACAAGTATTGATCATTATCAAAAGTACTTGATGGATTATTGAAACGAGGTACGTTATGTTGAATGTAATAACGAGTATAAGAAGATGTGCGATTAATTACATCATATACATCTGTACCGTTAGTGATTTCACGAATACGCAAATCCTGACCAGTATAGAAAGGTTGTTGCATATAAGCTTCTGTCATAATTACATCACGAATTACAGTTTCTCCAAATCCAGTACCTTGATAACCAGGACATGCGTTAGCTACACATACTCCACCAAAAGCACAAGGATCACCATTCAAGTCAACTTCAGAAGCATAAACTTTAACTGGTTCCAAGAAAGCAATGATAGAATCATTTGGGTAGAAAGTACAATCATTAAAACGAGTGTCTACATAAGCACCAGTAATAATTAATCCCGCACGACCATCTCCAGGAATAACAGTACCACCTGAAACAGTGTCATAGTTTACAACAGGAGGAAGAGTGCTAGGATCATTAATATAAGTCAACAATGCTGCCAAATTAGATGCAGAACTAGTACCATCTGTTCCTGCAAGTTGCAACCATTCTGGAGTACCTGCATTATAATCTAAAGTATAAGTAACTTCAACTTTAATAAACGGAGAGATCAAAGGAGAGTTCAACAACTGGTATGCCCATTGTACGTATACCAATAAAGGATTAACGTTTGCGCCAATACCATCAACACCTTCTGGGCAACATCCTGTGTAAGCAGCTGCTGTGTAATAATCATTACGAGTCAAGAAACGCAATACAGGAGAACCTTTAATATCAACACGCAAGTTATAAGTACTATTACAAACGAACTCACGGTTTATAACTGATCCTGAATTTAGATTACAAGACAGATTCTCTAGAGTAGTGTTAGCATAAGTTGAACCAACCGTAATTTGCATTTGTTGTGGATCACAAGGTAATACCTTGTAAAACTTACTAACGTACTTAGGATTAATAGTTTTTGATTTTACAGACTCACTGTAACCACCTGCAAAAGGACCGATTTTGTCATTTGTTGCAGGATGAACAGAACCTGCAACCAAAACCAAAGGACATCCGTTAGCAGGTGCAATAGATTGGTTTGTCCAAGTTTTAGGATCGTAGAATCCAAATTCTCCGGTTGCTAAATCAATTGTAGATGTAGCACCGTCGTTAACAAAACCAGTTGTTCCCACAAAGGCTTTGTTAAAAGCATGATTAAAATAACTCATAGTTTTTTGTTTTTATAAATATATAAGTAATATAAGAAGTCTTATTTAAACTTCCAAATTTTATTTCAAGAAAATTAACTTGTACTTAGTACTGTTAATCAATGACTTAATTTCATCAATTGTGTTTATGATCTCAGAATGCTCGCAACTATCTTGAACCTTTTCACACATATCATACAATCCACGAAGATACTTTACACATTCTTCAGTTGTACTCATCGACTTAAGTTCTACAGATGTAGGGAAATCTAAGAGTTTCTCTGTGATACCTTGCCATTGTTCAGCAAGACTATCCGCAAAGTCACCAACCTCATCATAAAACTCACCCATTGCAACATGTGCGGAATAACTAGTTGTTTTAAGATGTGCGATGTGTATTTTAGTTACACCATTTAAAAGTTCAAAGGTAAGCGCTGTGATAGCACCAGTCATTTGTTTCATTGCATTTCCGGTAGCTCCACCACCTTCTAGTTTTAACTGTCTCATAATTAAGTATTTTCTTGTACCGATTGCTGAGATACTTGATACTGTGTCATATATTCAATATCTCCCGATAGAATGTTTACAGCAGCATCTACAAGTATCTCTGTGATATCATCTTTAAATTCGCAGAGTACGTCGTCCGCAGACTGCACAGTTGTATAAGGATCTACACAACCTATAAGTTGAACAAATACAGGAAGTCTATAATACATAAGTTTTACATTATGAACATCAAACTCTCCGTTTGTATAGATTCGTATTTTATTACCTACTAAGGTACAGAAGGTTTCACCCCATTCAAAACTGGGTTTCTTTAGCTCATCTGATAAAAGCAAAGGAACATTCTCTTCTTCCGCTAAATAAGTAATTGTCATCGCCATAGGATTTTCACAACAATCTTTTTGACCATGACCATTAATACGTTTAAAGTATAAATAATTTGTAGGTAGTTCCTGTGTCTCCATATACAAACCTTTGTTTGTAAGATTCATGGGAACTTCGATCAACAATCTTTGCAAGTCATCGATACGCATTTTGGTTTGTTCATCACCAGTTTTGGTAACATTCACACCTTGTACTTGACGACGCACCCACTCTACTTGAGCTTTATTAAAAGCTTCAACGATCTGCCAGCATTGCAAGTTATCATAGTCTAAACTATCTAACTTGTTTAGACGCTGTTTAATCTTTAATTGTAGAGTAAGATTGTTCATAATATTATTTACGTTTTTTAACCATACCACCTTTCTTCATGGTGGATTTTTTAGCACCCGCAATTCTATCAGCTGCTGTAGGTTTAGGATTATTATCCACACCTGCTTTTACTGAAAGCATTCCGAAAGATGTAGACCCACCAGATTTCATTTTCTTCATGGATCCACCACATTGCATACATTTCTTTTTCATAATTATTTATTTTTTGCGATTCGTTTTAAAGTTTTAGCAAGTGCTTTCCTCTTAGGAGTACACGTAGGTTTAGTCATTGGAGTACAATAACCCTTGTGTTCTGGGTTGATTGCTTTTTGAATCCATTTTTTATCTTTCTTCGCCATAGTGTTTTAGCACTTCCATTTACGGAGTGACTTATTGATTCTACTATTAGGATCGTTTGCTGTTTTACTAGATGTGTTCTTCTTCTTCATACCTTCCATTCTAGCACAGAATGATCTCTTTCTAGGACCACCTTCAGGTTGTGGTGCTTTTAAATCTGAACCAGGATTCTGTCTTTCATAAGACTTACGTCCTTTTTCATTAAGACCACCAGAAGGTGACTTACCAGCTTTTCGTGTCCACGCAGCAGATTTCGCCATATTACATTCCTTTTACACAGTTATTAACGACTTTACCATTAAGTACTTTCGTACCTTTTTTAGTGTAACCAGGCCAACAATTCTTAGCACCACCTAGTTTACTCTTTGATAAAGATTTAGGTTTAGTACCAGCTTTCTTCATTGAGATCGCTATAGCTGCTTGTTGTGCTCTAGTCTTCGCCATTACTTCTTCTTTTTTACAGAACCACCTTGTTTTTTAACGGGAGTAATTCCTGTTCTTGTTTTTTTAGAGGTAGGAGATTGTGATCCTGGTGCATATTTTTGTTTTGTAACAGTTGTTTTACCAGGTTCATAGACAGATAGATTACCTACCATTTGTCCAGTAGGTTCGTAACTAGTACTTTTTTGTTTAGTCTTAATTACATCACCTTCTTTATTAAAAACCATTTTGGTTTTTACTTTATTGTAACTTCCATCAGAATTTCTTTTTCTACCTTCTGTTTTTGTTACCTCTCTACCAAATTGTGCTTTTTTCATTTTTGCCATTACTTCTTAAGTTTACGAGTAGGATTTGATGTTTTAACAATACCACCTAAAGCTTTGATTTGCTCTTGAGCATAACCTTGTGCAGCTTTCATTCTAGCAGAATTCTTTTTAATCTCTTCTGCTTGACGCAATGTATCTAGATCCCATCTAGCTTGCATCTTTTTGTCTTCTGAAGACATGTTGATTTTTGCCATATTATCTATAGTTTTTAGATTTCTGTTTTGCTGACTTAGGTTGAGAAACGAATTGTTTTCCTTTCTTATTACCTTCAGCTTTTGCTTTATTAGTAGCAGCTTTCTCACCAGGTGTTAAAGCATTCCATGCAGCTTCAGGTAGATATCTCTTCTTACCTTTAGAAGGAACCTCTTTAGAAGAACCTTTCTTTTTGTTTGCATGAGTTCCGGAAGTCATCCATTTCTGATCACCCCAGTTCTTTAAACTCTGTTGAGATTTAGCTAAACCCATTATTTGTAACCTCCACCTTTAGATTTGTATTCACGAGCAAGCATTTGTGCTTTTCTCGCGGACCATTCACCTGGATCACCACCTTTACCACCAGCTTTAATCTTATTAAATAAAGATTTTCGCATACCCGGTTTAGTATAGTTACCAGCTTCGTTTACTTTGGATTTAGTCTTCTTAACTGCCATACTAATAATATACTAATTATTCCAATACTTTTCTACAGTTTTGGTAGTATCTGCTAAAATACTTTCATTTAATGGGTTCTTCAAATACTCAACAACCTCTGCAATATTTCTACCTAACAAAGATCCTGTAGTTTTATGATAGATCATTCCATCAGCTTTAGCAGTAAATGCTTTATAGTAAATAGCATCTTTAACAATTGCTTTGAGTTTCAAAGATTCCATGTCAAGATTTGCAGTATCGAGAAACTCTTCAGCAGCGCGTTTAGCATTGCGTTCTGTACCTTCACCCATAATATGTTTATCCATCATATCATAGATAACGTCAATAGGTGTTGATTTACGATAAGTCGCACCAGCCGTATCTACTAGTTTACCTACATAGAACAATTTATTTGTGTTCTTATCTATAAGTTTTTGTAGTTCAGCAAGCGCTTTGTTACGAAGTTTCTTAAGTTCAGTTCTTGTAGAAGCTGTGTCTTCGTATTTATCTAAAAAGAATTTAGGTGTTTTTGTTCTTGATTTAGCATCTTCATAAGATTTAGCAATGATACTAAAACCACCTGATTCAATTGCATATACTTTAATAAGATCATAAGGATCTTTTGAGGGATCTAAATTAACCGGTGTGTTTCCACAACGCATTGTAATCTTTGACCAGAATTCATCATTATCTGGACGAAGTAATTTTACTTTGTTCCAGAACTCAGGATCATCAGGATTAATAACATTTGCTGCAAGTTGTTTTTCTAACTCACATACAACGTTTCTGATTTCTCTAATTCTAGCTTCTTTTACTTCAGGATCCTTAATCAATTTGATCTCAGGAGCAAATTCATTAAGACCTGTAACATAACGCTTGATTCCGTTATGTTCAATACAAGCTAATTGTTCTTCGTGATATACACCTTCGAAAAGTGCTAGTCCGTAATTTTGAAGACCCATATTGTCAATGGACTGATTGACATAAGGTTTAACTGCAATAGGACCCTTCTTAGACATAGGTTCCTGTACCATTGTAAAGCTCATAATTTTGTTGGTTTTTATGTTTGACAAATGTAGTAAAAAAGGGGAGAGTTTTCACCCTCCCCCGTTTTACATTTTTTAAGATTAGAAAGAACCTCCGGTAATTGGGTTACGCATAACAATCTTCAATACCTTGGTTGGGTCTTTTACCCAGATAGCAGGCATCATTTGTGTCATGTATACGCGGTATCCATTGAATTGACCAGAAGACTGGAATCCTTGAGTACGTCCCATGTAATCCATGGTTCCGTTTTGGTACCACCACTTCAATTGATTATCCCAACCCAACTTCAACATGTAGATGTTATCGTTAGTATTGTCAGTGATATCAAAGATAATGAAGTTGTAAGAAGACAATGGGAAACCGTCGATGATTGGGTTTTCAATGTCGTTAGTATGCAAGTTGTCGAACGCTGGGTTCAATACAAACTTAACGTTTGCCAAGAATGGAATAACGTAAGAAGTGTAAGCGAAACCAAAGTTCAAATCCATACCTTTACCAGTGATTGCACCAATATCAGCAGCTTGGATCAACAAACCAGAGTTGATTGCCTCTTTCTTAATAGCTTCGTTAACCATGCGCATACCACCCATACCGGTTTGTACGATCAATTGACGCTTAGGATCTGGTCCTTGGAAGTCAACTTTACCAGCATAGAAGTTATAGATTTCAGAACGGAACAAGTCCAAAGTGAAACCAGATTTGTTGTATACACGCTTGAAAGAGTTATCCAACTGTCTCCAAAGACCCACAGACAAACGCAAGTCATCTGGACCGTCTTGACGAACACGACCACCTTGTCCCCACATCATGTAGGTCTCGATGTCAGACGCAACTTTGGTCAAGTGAGCTGCTTCCATAGCAGTCAAGAAAGTACGAGACAATGAACCATTACCCATTGCACGCTTTACATAATCCTTACCCATCTTAGATACCATAGTATCCATAGAAGTGATAGAAGGATCAGTAGTCTTGTCAAAGTTTCTCCAGATCTCTACAACTGGAACAGTACCGTCAGCATTCATACCACCTTTGATCATCAAGTCAGCACGAGATGAAACAGAGTAGTGAACGTGAGCTTCAGCACCACCTACGTAGTTGTAGTATTCACGGAAACCTGATTGAATTTGGATGTCAGAGAAACGCTCTCCGTACTCACCACGAGCAGAACCTTTACGGAACAACTTGTCACCAGGTTGCAAGTACAACTCACAATTGATACCTTGACCATTGTCATTGTTTACCAATTGTACGGTGTAGATAAATCCATCACCAGTAGGGATGATATCATCTGCAGTGATGTACATTTCAGATCCGTTGTACTTGTCATAAGTAATGATATCACCATGTCCAAATTCACGACGTGAAATCTTGATTTGGAAAGTGGTTCCGTCAGTACCTAGATTAGTAGGTTGTCCGCCAGGTGTGTCAGTAAGCATGTTATCAACAACGTAAGGAAGATCTTGAACGACAGGAGTCTGCCATTTGTACTCTCCGCGAGCGTTATCAACTGTGATTACGTTCTTTCCACCAAAGCTAGACATTTGATAAAGAGGCATTTCTACTTTCTGAACCATTGCCCACAAGTCAACTGGTCCTAGATCCATAGGTTCTGCATTTCTCAACATGTTAACCAAGTGGTAAGAATCTACGTGTGAACTAGCTTGGTAGTTGGTATCTCGTAGAAATATACCATTGTTTAAAACTGGAGTTGCCATTTTTTATTTATTTAATTAAAAGGGTTATCGTTTAAAAAAGTTGTCGTTTCTTGGTATCCTGCGTTGGCGTGTTTCTTCACGTTCAACTACAGGAGTACTAGATTGCATCTTAGCTTGTTCGGTTTTTAACTGACGCACAGTCTTTTCAACTGTTTGTTGTTGACCCTGACCTCTAAGTTTAGTTTTATATCCGTCAGGATCTGCTAGCAACCACAATGCTTCAGCAATCAAATCGTGGCGAGGTTCAACATACTGATACTTCTCTAGCAAGTGTCCCAACAAGTTTGTTGGTCTACCTGACATAGAAGGATACTGAGGTTGAACTAAACCTGAATAAAGCATAGATTGTGTTTTCTTATCTAGCTTTACACCGTTTAACTCACCGGGTTGTAGTGTAGTGTAAACATTCTGCATATAGTGTTGTGCTGCTGCTTCTTGTTGCTTTCTGATTTTCTCTTGTTCAACAACTTTGCGAGCTACCACTTGCTCCTGCATCTTGTCCAACTTTGGTTTGAACTTCATAGCTTTTGCTTCAAGTTCACCTCTGTCTTTCCATCCTATAATTTCTTCGTCAATATCATCGTCGGTTCCAAAGTTTGTTGCTCTTAAGTATTCGCGTAGAATTACTTCTTGATCACGCTCGTTCTTAGGATTCAACTCTCTGTGCTCTTCAACTTCTGACAAGATCTTAAACAAACCTTTTAAATCAGCACCACCATCTGCTACATACTTTGCAGCATACAATAGTTCATCAGGAAGAGAGTCATAAAACTCTTGAGGAGTTTCTTGACGAACTCTGTTTTCAACTTCACTGAAGTTTGCTTCAATCAGCTCTTCAAAGTCTTTTACAGAATACTCTTCTAAAGGTTTGTCATCATCAAATGGTACAATTTTACCAGCTTCGATCATTTTACCGAAAACTTCTGCAAGTCCACTTTTTTCAACCTTTGGTCTACCTACTGGTTTCTCACTCGGTTCATTATCTTTTGGACCAGAGAAGTCATCTTCAGGATCTGCTTCTTTGATAATAGAATCTACATCTACCTTTTTTTCCTTTGAATTATCTGAGTCATCCTCATCTAATTCGTTGTCAATAAATGACATGTCTGGTGAAGTTGGACTAAAGATGCTTGGTTTAGCTTCAGTCTTCTTACCATCATTGTCAGGAAGCATCACGTTTTCTGCTCCCGGGGTTCCTAGAATTTCATCTAGGTTGATTTCTACTTCTTCTACAGAGGTAGAATCATTGTTTTGGTTTGTCGTACTCATAAAGTTGGTTTAGCTTTACATTAATAATATACACAAAATTATAACTTTAAACTTCATAGATTAATCTTCTAAAAAAATTAATCTAGATATTATAGCTAAAAGTTATTTTTTCTTGGTTTTGTCACTGTCTTTTTTGTCGTATTTGTTCTTATTTTCTCTTGCGATCTGCAATTGAGTTTGCGCAATCTGCTGTTGCGTTGCTAATTTTTGTTGCTCAACGTTCATCTTATCACGATGCTCTGATTGCTTATTCAATTCTTTTTGTTTCTCAAATCCCATAGTCTGCATATACTCTTCAGAACTTTGAATTTGTTTAAGAGCGTCCAAGTAGTCAGACTGTTGATTCTGGTTTTGATCTTGCATAGCACCGTAACCAGCTGATCTAATTTGTGATTCAAGAATACGAGCTTCTCTATCTTTCTGATTTTCAGATGCTTCAAACTCCATCTTCTGACGTTGTTCTTCAGCTTTAGCTTGAAGCGCTTGTTCTTGCATTTGCTGTTGTTGTTGCATCTCAGCTTGTTTCTGTTCTTGTTGTTTAACTTCAGCTTTCTTAAGAACATTAGATACCTCAGCAACAGACTCAGATTTAAGTACATTACCTAAATCAAATATAGACGCACCTGTTGTGTTATTCTGAATTGCCATTTGTTTAAGCTGTTCAAGAATAGCACGTTGATTTGCTTTAGTAGCTACAAATATATTTAGATCTCTAAGTAATAGATCTGTACCATTTATCTCAAAGTTAGTACGCTCGTCTTCAGTAATCATATACTGTAAACGATTTGATGGTTTTGTAGAATGGTAGAACTGTGCAAGATCAGTGCGCATTTGGTGCACACGTGGCATCAAATAATCACAGTGTTGGATAAAGTAAGTCTCCGTCTGCGCGTATGAAGCGTTGATTGATTGCTCAATACCCGTTGCTGTTTGTTGACCAATCTGTTGACCTAAACGCTGCGGTGTAATACCAATGACTTCAAATGCTTGCATCTTAAAGTAATTAGCTAACTGTATACGTGACATCAAGCGGTTAGTCTGATCTAGATCTAATTTCTGATAGTGTTGGAAAGATAGTGCGTTCTCAGTATTAGTAATAGATGTATCTAAAGGTAACATCTGGAAGTTCTTCATAGCAACGTAAGCTTTCGCTAAGTTGTTCTTACCCCAGTCTTCACCCAAAGAATGTTTAGGTAAAGCATTCTGATCTAACATAATTACTGTACCCAACTCATCTACAAGGATATCAGCAATCTGATTATTTACAATATTGTATCCAATCTGGAAAGGTTTCATTAAATCTACAAGTGATGTAGATCTCGTATTCCTATCTGTAAATACAGCACCTTCTACAGGTAGCTTACATCCGTATAAACTAGAGTCTCCTTTAAACTGAAACTTCAAAGGTTTGATGTTATTCTGATTAATACCTAAGTAAATAGGATTAATACCACCGGGGTTATTTGATCCCCAGAATGTTGGTCTATTAGGACCGATCTTTACACCACCCCATACTTCATTAATCCATATCCAATCAATATGCTCACCAAAGATCAAATTGTCTTTAGTCTTATTCTTGATCAAAGAAGTATTGTATTGAGGTTTATCTGTGACTTTGTATGACTCATCTATGATATCTTGGAACACATCTCCGTTATCATTGATCTTGGTAAGGTGACCTACTTTACGTTGTGACTTCCAATATGTTGTTGTTACACGTAGCATATTAGACATACCCATGTCAAAATAATCTTCATCTTGTGACATGATCCAGTTTACAACATCACCACCGTGCTGGGTGTTATCCCACATAGAAGTAAATTGTCTGTAACCTAAAGACGGTAAATTAGTATTCCACTCGTGAGATTTAGTAGCATCATAGTAACTACCATCATTCTGATAACCTTGAATAGGATACCCAGCTGATCGTACCGGATAGATAAGTTCTAAAGAAGCAAGTTGTTCTTCAGTCATCAACCATCCGTATTTATCAATTACGTCAGCAACAGTCATCATGTCAAACTTACCAACCCATTGACCTTGAGATATATAGCGATTGTCGGGTGACTTGTGATAGAATGTAAGAACTGGATTCCATAATTCTACATCATAATCATCCTCCATCATTTTAAAATGCCAGAACTCTCTGTCTGTAATAAGCATATCACGGAAAGCACGTTCTTCAAGTTCTTCTAGTTTAAATCTATCTACGTCTACTTTATGTTGATGTTCTGCCCACTGCTCAACCATACTCTTATAACTCTTAGAGAAGAAGTCTTGAATTTCTGGTAAAGTTTTCATTTTATCCGGTGCCATCGCTTGTTGAAACTCTTCAGAATCTTCTGGGTATCCCATCTCTGACAGTTTCATCATCATGTCTTGTTGCGCATTAAATAAAAGAACTTCTTCAACCTGTGCACGTTTCTGTTCCAACATTTCAGTATAAGAAATGTCATCTACACCACTATAAGATACACGTGTGTTTCTTTTAGCAAACTCAGAAACTAGTGTATTAATTACATTAGGAACAATAGGATAGAACTTTAACTCTAATGCTGATGCGTCTTCTTGCGTTAATGTCTCAATAAGATCTGCATATTCATTATCTTGTTCAACGATATAATCACCACGATCAATGATACCTTTAGCAAGTTTATAGTTTTTCATCAAACGACGAGCGTTACGACGAATTTGTTTCAATCCTTCCCACTCCAACCAGTCTAGATTCCATGCTGTCCAATCGTTATCTTTCTTAGAACGAGGTATAAACTGAATGGGTTGATTAAGTGTTCCCATTCTATTGTAATCCGCTTTCGCACCATTCTTTAATTGTAGGGCGTTATATACTTGCATATTATCTTAAGTTTCTAAAAGGTTGTTTTGGTATCTTCATTCCATTAAATGCAGAACCGGATCCACCAATATGACGGAACGGGCTCATATTCAATTTACTGAAATTATCGCGTTTATCCAACTTTTTCGCCTTATCTGTCTCCTCATATCTCTTTTTATAACCACGATTCGCTTGTTGGACTTTAGCAAATGCAATTAATGCAGCAAACGATACTAGTCTATCGACGTTCAATCCTTCCTGATAAGCTGCCATTTCAGTAAGTAACATAGGGTCTGGTATACGTTCTACACCATAAATTGTTTTTACGATATCGCCATCAGACTTAGTTTCTACATCTAATTCTTCTTTAAGAAAGTCAATTGCATAACTAAGCATGTGACTTTTAAATAGGGTACCCGTATTCTTCCAACCATACTCTTGGAATACATTAGCATTTGCACCAAGGTCTTTAAGAAATAATATTTGTGATCTCTGAACTAAATACTTTTGTTTCTTCCTATATAGCATGTGGTTAATGAACTGAGAAATATTATTTTCTACTATTGTCCATGCGTTATACCACTCTATAATTAATTCAAGACGCTCGTGTGTTTTATTAATATCATCAAAACGACCACACCAAGCAGCTACTATCTTATCTCTTTCTATGAAAGTCTCTACCTTTTCACCATCATTTCTGGTTACCTCTACCGCTGTTTTATATACGTATATAGAGCACAATGATTCTGAAGTTGTAGTTTTACCTTCACCAACGGGGTCAACAGATGCGTAGTACATTCCAAACTCCGGATTCTTTACAGGTCTTTCGTAGCATACAAATACCCCAGTTTTATCCTCACGTTTTTTATCAACAGGAAATTCCATGATAGGTAACTTAGACGTTGGTTTAACATCTACATCTCCCTTCTCATCTCTATAAATATCTAAGAACTCTGTAGGATAAGTTTTCTCTTCTATCCTACGCATCTGTGCACCAATAAGATTCAAAGGAAAGATTGATACCTTTCTATAAGCAAACGCTTCTTCAATGTTTCTAGGATGCTGAGAGATACGCAACTGATATTGTTCAGGACTAAGGTCTTTCTTCCACTTCTCAAACTGTTCATCTAATGCTTTAAGTGCTTCTTCTACTTTAGAATTACCGTACTCATCAATAAATGGAGGCATTGACCATTGCTCAGGAATAAACAATCCTGACTTACCTACAGTACCTTTTGAATCTATTAAGTTAGTTTCTACTGCATAGATATCATTTGGTTCTGGTCTGAGTGTCATCTCTTTTAGAGGTTCACACTGATCCAAGTCACCCACAGATCCTGCTGCAATAAACATACCGGTTGTTACAAAACCTGATCTCATAGCAGGACGGATATACTCAAATGTTGTATCCATCTTAGGAGCAATACCAGCTTCCTCGTGGAAGAAGTACTTGCATGGTCCACCGACTCCGTTTGTCGGATCCTTCTCAAATGACATTCCTTGTAGTACACCTTTAAGACCAACTTCTGTTTTACGCTTTTGTGGACCTTGTACTATTTCGATCTTTTGTTGCCATAACAAAACTTTACCAGGATTCATTGGACGATACCATGCGGTATGTTTATTTAAGAATGCTTCATATTCATTCAAGAATTTCCAGGAACCTTTATCATTGATATAGTCTTTAAGACTAGCACCAACTTTTAGAGTGATACCTTCTTCAAACCAGATTTGATTAATCATCTTACCCATATGGTAGTATGATGAAGCTATCTGACGTTTCTTAAGTATAGAACTATGCTTATAATGTAACTCTGCTAGTAGTTCGTACAATGCCATATGATACTGTGCGTCGCGCACGTCCGCGAAACCAAACCTTTGAATCTCTTTATTGAAGATGGGTAAGAAGTTCAACCACATGTAGTAGTCTCTTGGTAAGTACCAAGTATTACCAGCATTTTTATAGATTGCACCATATCGACACTTATTCTTCTCGTGATCCCAATATATTCTATAGTCTTTACTTCCTTGAGGTGATGTGCAGTAAATACTGTTCTTATTAAATAATCTAGCTTGTTCATTAAATAGAAAGCTAGTGTCATCAAAGTTATACTGACCCGGTTCCTTAAATACAGATAATACAAAATCAGTATACTCTTCTCTTGTATTAAAAGATGTTGTAGTCCAGGTACCGCTATCCCAGGTAGGTATGTCTATAAAACTAGTATTCATTCAATAATCTTAGGATCTCATTCAATGATTCATGTCTATGATTATCATGTAAGATAATCTTATTTACCCAGTCTGACTTATCTAATTTTGACACATCATGGATAGCAGAATCATTTTTAAATTTTAAATCTATCTGATGGGCATCACCGGTAAATATCATAGTAGCATTCTTACCTAGACGTCCCACACACATTTGTAATTGTGCTTTAGTCAAATTCTGAAACTCATCTACAATACATACACAGTCTTCAAAAGTTCTACCTCTAAAGTGTGTAAGTGATACCAACTCTAAAGATTCGTTCTCTTCAAGTTTTGTAAGTATCTCTGGTTTATTATAGACCTTACGAATATTAGACTTAATAGGAACTAACCAAGGTTCCATTTTCTCTTTCTCAGATCCTGGTAAAAAACCATTATCTTCTGTGGACACAGTAGGTCTTGTAATAACAATCTTATTAACCTTACGCTTAAATAGCATATCTAATGCTATCTGTACAGCTAATAATGTTTTACCAGATCCTGCTTGACCTATTAGAAAGTTAAATGGTCTTTGTAAAATTAACTCTTTAGCACGCTTTTGCTCTTCTGAAAGAGTTAGTGAAAAATTAATTTCTCCTTTAGGTGGAGTCTTCTCAATGTTTTGCTTTGCCATCTTCTATCCTTTTAATCAAAGATACAACATCTTTATGAGAACTTGGTAAAGAAGCATCATTCATAAATTCAGCAACCTTGTCTCTAGGTATTGCTAACCATTCTTTTCTAAACTCATTATAGTATAAAAAGAAGTCTGTTAAATTACATTTGGTCATATGCGAGTCCTTGTCCACCTCTAACGTGGCTTGTTTGTTCATCTTGTAAGTCTTTGTACGCTCCTTTATAACTCTCTCTGATTTGCTGGAATTTTGAAGCAGCAGAGACCAAAGCGGTAATGTTCCCATCTCGTCCGTGAGTAATAGGTGTTTTATCCATATAGTCAGCAAGTTTATCTAGCATCTTCTTAATACCATTATAAGCTCGCGATGTAGGTGTCTCGTATAACTTTCTACAGAAATGTAAAGCTGCAGGAATACCATTATCTTCTGGTGAAAACTCTGCTTGTATTTCTGCTAGAATAATCTCTTCCTTATCTTCTTCCATCATATAGAAAAAAGGATTAAGATCCGGATTAGGACATGTCATGTAGAATAAATATTGATACACTTTTAAGTAACTATCAGGATAGGAATCCATTAAGTTCTTTAGTGTATCTAGTGTGTAGCAGTGTTCTGTTGGAACAACTACACCATTCTGTATATCAAATAATTTAATCGTCATTTTTTGTTTCTTTTATTTCGTAGTAGTAACTACTAGAATCTTCTGATACCCATTTATCCGACTGAGCTTCAACAGATTCTATATGCTCATCTACTTTAAATGTAGACGGTTCTACAGGAAAAGGTTTAGTAATCCAGTTAGAATCTCTCCAGAATATTCTATTATTAGGTTGACATAGTAGATAACCATCATCTGCTATTAGAATATGTCCACACTTATAATCGGAAGGTTCATCAGAATATGCATTCCTATACCAATCTACAGTCATAAGATAGGTCGCCCATATCTTAGTACCATCTTTTAAAACTACTTGACATCTTTTTTCATATAGATAGTCATAAGTAGTAACAGTAACATTCTCAGAGAAGCAATCCCACAACTGCTTAAAATGAAAAGGTATGTCGCTTGTTGGTATCTCCATAAATATTTCAGAGATAGGAACTCTTGATCTAAGCATACCATAATCTGTCATTACATGAAAAGTAAGTATCTTTCCTGCTAATGATTGTACTGCAAATGCATAAGCTCTGTGATAAGTATCATTATCTTCTTCTTTCTTTGTAAAGTGAGATGCTCTTACATAACACTTAAAAAGATCTATATTCTCATTAAGAATTGGCATTGTCTCTTAAATAATTAATTATACTTATAACTTCGGATTTTAAATAAGGTAGTTCATAAGTTACAACTTTATCCACAACAGGTTCTCCAAACTCATCATAGTATACAACTCTATTGTCATATGCATCTTTACCTGCCTCTTTAAACTGTATATGTTCTATTACGAGTTTTCCTGGTTTTAATTTAGGATTGTGCTTTAGAATCATATACATATACAAACTCAATTGAATATTGTAATGATTTATATTGCAATCATCTAAATGACTAAGAGGATCTAACATCTTATCTGAGATGCCTTCCCAGTTAATGTAAGACTCTAGTTTGATTTCTTTGTTGGTTTTGTAATCGTATACGTTGACTATTCCATTGATTACTTCAACGCGGTCAGCCTGACCACATATACCAGCAGACTTAAGATAAACCAAATGCTCAGGATACACACCATCTCCAAGCTTTTGTTCAGGAGCTTTTTTAAATCCATCTTCTTCGATAGGTTTTATTATAGGAACAATTATATCTTCTCGACTTATAGTATCACAAGAAAGCAAATCTTTTTCACGTTGGTTATGATACCATGTACCAAGATTCATTGCTTTTTGTGATTCGTTTTTCCAAGCTTCTTTAATATCTTCTGGTGTCATACCATACCATTTACCCTTCTTGTTCTTAGAAGATTTTATAGCAATAGTCTCTGCATCAAAAGGTTTTTTAAACTTGGATATAACACTAGTTACACTAGTCCATGTGATATTCTCATTAGGATCAATGCTTACATAACTATGTGTTTCTGGTTTAAATATCAGTGCCATCTATGTATGCGTTTAGTTTATCTTCGTCTTCTTCAGACATTACAGCTTCCCAATGACCTTCTGGACAATGTGATGACATACTATGTATTTTATAATCTAGAGAACATCCGCAACTACCGCAACACGGTTGTGTACCCGGTACCAAACATTTAGTTCCCACTATATCATATATAGGACATCTTTTGCAGATTTTCTTTCTATAGTCTGCAATCTTCTTATGTTTCTTCTTGGTGAAATAATAACCTATTACTCCTTCAAGAATCAACCACTTATTCTGCCAGATTGTTTTGATCTTCTGTATCATTTAATAATGATTGTTTAAATCTATTTCTTTTATGTACCAACTCATGACTTTTAGTCTGTAGTTCTTTATATGCAGCTAATCTCTTTTCTAGATCTGTGTACTTTGCAATACCCGTATAATCTTTCTTATCTAAGTTTGCTATTGCTTGATACGTCTTTGCTATTTTACCCGCTAACTTCTTTCTATTAATAGCAAACTCTCCAAGACCCACTAAAAAAAGAAGAGGATGTTCTTTATTCACCATCAACTTTCTTGTATATGACCAATAGAACGATAGAATCTCTTCTATATCTTCACTATTCTCTATCTCAGAGCAATGTTCTTTAATTAACTGATTAACCGTTTTCGCTTTCAACTCTTACGAATTTGTAGTCCAACAATATATTACCAGAAATTTGAATTTTTAAATCAGGATTTAACTTGATTAGTTTATTATAACCTCCGTTCTTTATAACCAAGTCTTTCTTTTCTGCTTTAGTAATAGCACTTCTAACAGATTGACTGCTACCAAAAATCTTGTTCTTGGTAGCAGCATCACAAAATTCTGTCAAGGGTTGTTCACCACCTAAAGCTAAAAAAGTCAAGCAGTTCAAATCTAGATCTGATACATTTAGTTCTTTTAATGTACAGTGCGTAGCAATTTGAAAACGAACAATGTTCCAAAGATCCATCCGCACGGTTTTACGTACTTGATTTACTCTAGCCATTGTATTAATCTTTAGTGGATTCTTCTTCTGGAGCAGGTGCGTAAACAGAAGCAAGCTTTTGTTGAATTAACGCTCTGCGTAAACGTTGTTCATCAATATCAGAGATAAGAGTTTCGTATTCTTTTTGAACCTTTAGAAATTCCATTTCTTTTTGAAAATGGAGCATCATCTCAGCTTTTCTTGATTCGTACTCTTCTGGAGTAATTTCAGATTGACTCATATAAGTTGGTTTTAAAGTTTAATACAAATATATGTATAAAACTTTAAACTCCAAAACATTAATAAACTTACTTAGTATAAGTTTAATCTTCCTTTTTTGCTTTGATGTAACCTGTAAGTTCAGCAAGACTGGTGCTGATTGTGTTCATATGCTGATTCAAAGTATCAATCTTGACTGATAACTTTTCATGATCAGCCTTTTGCTCGTCTTTAATCTCTGACATACGCTTATAAATTATTGTTTCTTTATGTAATAACTGGTTATCAATATCTTTGATTTTACCGGTAGCTTTTTCTATATCTTTCTTTAATGCAAAATATGCTGCTAATACAGATACAGCTAACATAATAATACCTATAACGTCCTTAGCTGTAAACATCAAACTCTCTGCTTCCATTAGACTTAGGGATAAAATCTTATTTCAAAACTAATAGGGTCATTACCATTAGATCCAAAACCTCTTGGATCTAATGAATCATTTATAGCATTTACTGAACTTACAACTATTACAATAGGGTCATCATTATCATTCTGAATCTGAAATGTACAACCATAATGTGAAGGGGGACCTAAAAAAATAAGTGTTTTACTTAACTCTGAGTTAAGATCTGTGCTAAATATTATTTGACCTCCTACATTACCATTTATAGAGAGTTCATATGGTGAGTTATTATATAATTCATTAATAACCACTGAATCATCACTAGCACGCTGATAAAAAGTACCGGATACAGATGTATATGGTAATCCGCCACCACCACCTATATTATCGTAAATGCCTTTTAATAAGGCAATTACGTTAGACTCAAATGCTGGATCTGCTAAACTCATTGTTTTACTTTATTATAGATCCCTATTAGGAGTTCTATCATCTTAACTTTAAATGCTTCGCTCATACTATAATATACAAAAAAAGTCTGTGACTACGATGAAATTTTGAACTTATAATACTCGTACTCAGGGAGAGGAACTTGTTCTAAATCTTTAACCCAAAGAAACTGAAATACATTAGTGCTATCTATATCTTGCTGAATTAGATAATTCTGTGATGTCTCATCATCCTGCATAATGCAAAACATAGTATACTCAGTATTATACTGATTGTAAACTTGGTCGTACTGTTCCGTTGTTAAGTATGCTATTTTCATTATGTTCTACTTAATATGGATATATATTGTTGAACTATACTATTAAGTTCAGTTATTTGTGCCTGAGTTAATACAGTATTTGATGAATAAAATATTCCTTGAGATCTTAAAGATGATGAACCTCCTCCTGGATAAGAAAATAAATACATAGCTCCAGAACCTCCTGTAATCGATGTAGTTCCACTAGCTAAGGTAGTTGCATTTTTATATAAAGTAAAAGGACTTGCTGATGTAACATTAGTTGTATTAGTTATTGTATAATGACCTTTTGCTGTAGCATTTACTGGTTGAATAATTCCAGAATTTAGTTGTAAATATGCTGTATCACTCGCTGTTCTTGCTCGAAAATTTAATCTTCCTAATGTCCATACAATATCATTATTCGGAGATTGACTTTCTTCAGTAATATAAGTACCAAAGGTTCCTGACATTGTAAAATTATTAACAGGAATCAAAGTAGAATTTATTGCAGTTGGATCAACACCTAACGGTGTTGCATTTACAGCAGATATTGTACCTGCAGATTGAGAAAAAGTTGAAGTAACTGTTTTTAATTCTCTAGCTTGTGCTCCTATTGTGCTACCTACAAAAGGATGTATACTTCCTAGTATTGACCACAAATTAGTACCTCCTTGTAAACCTGTTACTAAATAATCTACTGCATTTTGTTCAGCAGTTGTTAAGTTTGCTACACCTATACTAGATATAAATGCATTAGTAACCTTATTATAAGAAGGATTAATATAGTAGTTATTAGCTCTTGTACTTCCTTGTATAGTATCTAATGTTTGATTTAAAACCTGAACTCTTTCATTTAAATCATTCATTTCAATTTCTGTAAGTTGTTTACCTGTATACCAAAATGAATAAGTAAATACAGCAGCTGGAAATGATGTGCTTGATAATGACACTGATATAGTTGTACCTGATGCTGTAGAACCTTTTGGGATAGTTGAAACTTGACTATATTGATTAATAAAACTATATGCTGTAGTAGAACTATTATTACTTATTCCAATAAAACGAGCTGATCCACTAGCTGAATATCCAGCAGTACTATTTGCAATAGTAGTGCCTCCAAGTAATCTTACAAAACTTCCTAAAGCAGAACTTCTTACATCTATAGCAATATTTGTTACACCTGCTGAAAATAAAGAATAAGATGCAGATGTAGATGATGTACTTGCAGGAAATCTTCCTAAAGTTCCAAAAGAAAAATTATTAGCATCTTGTGATGCATGACTAAAAGGTACAGTAAAAGAAGCATTAGCTGAATCAGTACCTGTAATACCATTATTAGAGTGCACTACTGATCCTGTAAAAGTTGTTATGGTATAAGTTCCAGGATCTTTTAAATTAATAGAATGTGCTGTAACGTTACCTCCAATAAAGGGATACATCACATCTATCTTATCCCAAAGTCCGTCATTTATTAACCCTGTTACAAAATCATTTAATGCTGATACTATAGCAGGATCTGTAATATTTGCTAAAGTAATAAAAGATGATACAGCACCTGTAGCATTACCAGACAATCCTCTTTGCGAGGTTGTTATAGTTGGAAGTCTTCTATCCGGACTTGAATGAAACATTAGAAATCTCTTTGAAATACTAAAATATTGACCGCTGTACCTGCTGATAAACCACTATCTATTTGAAACTTTAATGTATTAGTAGCCTTCAAAGGTATATAAAAGTTTTGATCTCTATCTAAGAACCTATAAATAACTTGAGAACCATCTGATGATTGAAGTAATCTATAAGGATTAGCAGTTGTTGTCCCTTGACCAGCTAATATAGGAGATGCTGCTAAGACTTTTTTAATAGGAAAGTCAGTACCACCTACATTTATATATAGTGTACCTAAAACATTAGTTGTACTTGTAGTCGTAATAACTATATCATATACCCATGAGTCATTAGTTCCACCTGTTGCAATGGTAGTTAATGTTCCATTAGTTAGGGATGATTGCGTATAAGTCTGGTCCGCTAAAAAGTAACCTACTGTATTCTTTGCCATAGTTTTATATTTTTATCCAGGAAATGAACCCATCCAATTCATTGCTGCTGGAATTGGTTTATTTTCCCATAAGTCATTACTTGAATTATATTGTAAAGTATCTCCGTTATTAGGATTCTGAGCTGCTACATCATGTAACTCATCCATCTCATATCCATTCTGCACCCTTACATACATACGTCCAGCGTTACCATTATTAGCTGTTGTAACAAATCCGAGGTAAACCAAATGATTAGGGGCGTGAGGTTTTACTCTTGTTACTGTACCTGCAGTCGCTCCAAGATATACTGCATCTCCATCTAACCAACCGTTTGATGGATGAAATAAATCTAATCCATCAAGCTGACCATTAACCATTATTAAACCTTTTTGGTTTACTCCTATAGAAGTAGATACAACTAAACCAACCGTTTGTGCCGATGTTGAATCGCCTGTATTATATGCTAATTTTACTTTTAAGCGGTCACCTTGTCCACCAAATGCGTAAATAGGTTGTCCTTTGGTTATAGTTGTAGATTCAGCATTAGTCACATAAGCGAGTAATGTGTTTGGTGCAGTTCCAATAACTTGGAATCTACTAGTAGATGAGTTATATACACACAACATTTCAGCTCCATCAATTATATCCCCACCTATTAACGCTCCATCATTATTTCGATACAAAGGAATTGCACCCAATGAATTAATGTTTAATGTAGCTGATCCTGTATTTCCTATTGCAAATCTAATTAAATAGGCATCCGCATCATTGTATCCAGTAACTCCTGTAATAGTTGTGATATAGGTATCTGTTCCTGAAGTTGTTCCATGTAATATTCCTCCACCTCCAGATATAGTTAAATCACCCGATCCTAATATACTATTACCATTAATAGTTTTAATGTTTGTAGCGGATACAAGAGTATCTTGCTTAGCATCTAACGCATCTTGTAAATCATCTTGATCTGATAGAGTACCATTAATAGAACCCCAGATTGTAGAACCTGGGGGCGAACTAATGATCAAATCATAAATAGTCTGAAGTCTTCTCAGTACTTTTATTTGAAAACCAGACTCTTGAATTTCATTACCTGATAAACCATTCATGGTGTTAATGCTACTATGATCTTATCTAGCAAATTTAATACTTTATTTTGAAAGTTTTTAATCATTAGTGAAGCTTATTTACATATGAATTATAGAGACTAGTTGCTAAATCATTATAAAGATCTGCAGGTGGTTCATATACATCCTTATCACTAGGTGCATAATTAAAGTATCTAGTAAATGCTGAATAACCTTTTAAGCTAATGAATTCTCCAGATCCTGCACCAAAATCAGCAGAACTTGGATATATTACTTTTCCAACACTACTTCCTATACTAAATGTTGTACCTCCTGCTAAAGAGTTTGCTGCTCCTGATTGATAAAAAGGAGAAGCTCCTCCAAAATAACCTGAGATAATACTATTATTTTTTGTCAAAGCTGTTTGTCTTACTACTTGAAGCATTTTAGAAGGATTCTGTGAGCCTGTAATAGGATAATCACTACCTGTAAATATAAAATTTTGTATGTTACTTGCAGCAGTTGCACTCTTTGAGATAAGACCATTTGGAAAAATAGCAGGTAGAACTGAATATTTTGGATTAGATCCGTTTAGACCACTTGGTAAATTATCACCTATTGCATATATGGCATTAGTAGTAGGATCAATACTATATATTCTTCTAAGAGGATCAGCTGCAAGATTTTGACCGCTTGAATAATTATGAGACACAAACATTTTGACATTCTCTATCATTGCTTGAGTAGGTGCAATTTGAATAGTGTCATTAACCACAAAGTTAGTTTGAATAACATCAGCACCTGTAGTATTTTTTGCTACAAAAGTATTATTACTTTTGTCAACACTATCTACAATAACAGAACCATTAAATGACCCAGATCCTGAATAAGCTGTTACAGTCATTCCAGTATATATATAATTTGCATCCGCAACACTTATTGTTACTGTTGCACCACTAACATTTGTAGTATCTTGCACTACTTTTGCAATATATGTACTTAATGGTTTTTCTAACATTATTTCTCTAAGAACTCCTAAATCATTAGATACTAAGTTAGTTCTAAGAGCTAAATTGTTTGAAGTATATATAACATTTTGGTCTGCGGGATTACTATTCCATACAGCAGGATCTAATATAAAAATCCATTTTGAATTACCTGTTAAATATATTTTTCCATTAGGATGAAGTATACCTGAGTCTAAACCACCTACTCTAAATAAAGTTGCACCAGCAAAGTCAGTTGTATTAGTAGTGGGATAAGGAGCTGTTTTAGAAACAGGATTTCCAACTTGATCTCTAGGTGTAAAGTATCTTGTTACACTTGTTGTAGTACCTGCTCTAAATGCATTAGTTGTTGTATTAATACCATTATAAAAACCATGTACTTCCCATCTGTCTTGACCTGTAAGATTTATTGAAGTATTTTTTGGAGCCATTCTTACTAACATCGGACCATTAGGTACAGCATACATGTAACCGTCCTTTGCTAAAATAAGACCTCTAAGATATACATTTGCCACATATGTTTGTTGTGTAGGATTTAATACTGTTGAGAATTTTGTACTAGCTATGTTTGCAAAAGTTTCAGTTTCCCAAGTGCATGTTGGAAATTCAGATCCTGATACTGTAAGTGGTGTTACTACGTTGTTAGGTACTACTGAATCTAATTTATAAGTTCCTATACCACCTCTTCCTGTAGTACTCAGCGTTAAGTAGTCCAATTGATAAAAAACAATAGTTCTTGTAACTGTTGCACTAGTGATGGGATCTGTATAAGATATAGTTTGTCCTACACCAAATGTTCCAACGTTCATAGTTGTTATGGTTAACAGATCTCCTGATATTGTAGCTTGTGCAGAAGCTGTTGATAAACCTGTACCAGAACCTGGATTAAATGTTACCATAGAAGAAGGAGTATTTGCTTCTTGAAACAAATACATTAAACCATTTGGAGCTAGTGTTGGTTTACGATTAAACGCCATACCTGATTGGGGAGAACCTTGACGAATTGGTAAAGAAGGTCTTACTCCAGTTGCATAATCATCATAAACAAAAAACCATTTAGACTTTTCACTTGTGCGCCCTGGTTTACATACAGCAACTAAACCTTTAAAACTATTATTAGCACCAAAACAATATATTAAACCATTAGGTGCTGTTATTGGTGAAGACCACGCACCTACATAAATAGGTCCTTGGTTTGCAGTACCGTTACCACCAGAAAATAAATTACCTATATTACTACCAGTTGGTAATAAATATGTACTGTAAGGCACAACAGTTTGTCCCCAAATACCAGATTGTGTTGCTGCTGCAGCTATCATTATATTATAAATATGAACTAATTAAATCACCAAACATATACCAATTTGCATTAGTAAGAGGAGCAAGAGTGTAAGAATTCCTTTTTACTAATGTTACACCACTTCCGTTACTTCTTAATCTATTCATACTATCCGCACTAGTTAATACTAGATTTGTAGTTGCCGTGATTGTTGTAGAAGCTACTGTTTGTCCAATACTTACACTATAGGTACCTACTCCTCCAGTAGTACTACCTGTTAATTGAGCTACAATTACCGTACCTGCAGTAACACCTGTACCTGTTAGAGTAGCTCCTGGATATAATATACCCGAAGAAACTACAGTGACAGATAGAGTAGTTGCTGCAATAGATCCTGTTATTGTAGCAACTGCTGGAGTAACAACATCTACATTAAATGCATTAAGTTTTACAATCATTGTTTGACCTCCTACAGGATAATTAGCATCCGATATATTAGGTAAAACTATTTGTGTATTACCACTACTTGATACAAGAAGTACTTTTCCAACATCAGCACTAGATAGTGTATATGATGTTGTAGTAATAGGAATAAAACCAGCTACTGATGTTGCACCATTCTGACCATTCTGACCGTTTGCTCCAGCATAACCTATAGACTCTGCTGTTGTAGCTGTCCAAGTGATTGTACTATCATCATCTGTTAATATATCTGAGTAAAACTGAGATACTTTATACAATGTTTGACCAGCAGTAGGTGTTCCAATAGTTTGGGACCAACCGTTTAGTGTTGGATCTGTAAAAGCACCAGTTGCCCAAGTATATGTAGAATCTCCGGAAGGAAATGCTGTTGGTACAGATGAAGCCCATTGAAACAGTTCAATATTAATAGAACGTTGTCCATTTGTACCTTTTGGTCCTTGTACACCTAACTGTGCCCAGTATGTATTACTTGTAACTGGCGGTACTTCTTGAAAAGGTAATGTAGATCCCGCTGGAGGATTTGCACCATCATTATACATCCAATATGTATAATAAAGATTATCATCATCAGGATCAATAGCATATACTACATCATTATATACATAGTTAGATGTAGCAATATTATACAATCCTCTCCAATTCAATCCATTAGGAACACTTACGGCACCAATAGTAATAACACTATCTTCAGCTGGTGTGAATGGTCCTGTTACAGGATTACCATTTTGTTGAATTATAGTATAGTCACCAGCTTCTAATTGGAAACTTACACCACCACCACCTCCCCCGCCACCGATAGCGGTAGCGAGGTCAGCGAGTGTCATGGTATATGGTTGCCAGGTATCTTGTTTTTTAAATCCACCTGCGGTATTTGTACCGATAATAACTAGGTCATTATTTATATCTCTTGGTATCTTTGACAGTCTTTTAGAGTTTAATAGACCAGACCAGTTGTTAATTTGCATATAGCTTGATTTTTATTTTTACTTTTTATACAGCGTATGGAGCACAGAATTTTTGAATTCTCATTGAAGATGCAGTATACATATTATTATTTTCTATATCGAACACCATTCCATTTTGCAAAGTTGCTGAGTAATACCATGCGTTTATATTCGATGTATATGCTATTATATACGGAGAGAATGTTAACTCACTATTTGATGTATTAAATGTGGTAAGTTTCCATTCATATAACCCAGTTTGAGTATTATAAACAGGTGCTGTAAATACCAAAAAACGTACTGAATTTACTATATAATCATATACACCATAGGCAGGTAGTCCTATTGACCATTCATCATTTACAGTAAGAGTATTAAGATCGATTTCATAAATCTTTCCTGATATACTATCTGATAATAAAAAAATAGAAGGATCGGTTTGAGATTTAGAATAGGTTTGTCTTACATAATTAACATTATCGGGAAATGGAGATGCTAATGTATCATATGTAACATAACTCATCAAACCATCACTAAGGTCTAAAACACCAAACGTTAAATCTGTATCCCCCTCTAGAAGAGACGTATTAGTTAATATTCTATCATCTGTTATTAATATTTGATTATTGATCATATTATTATTAATAAACGGACCACTTTGACCTTGATAACCACCCCGAACATCATCACCTGTTACCTGTGAAGTAATATCTAATGTGTTCAAATCTCTATTAATTATAACAAGTGGTTTTTCAGTACTTACGTTTTCACCATAATAACCAAAATTAATTTGTTTTAGGGCACTACCTTGAACAACATATCTTAGCTGACCTGTTCCAAAAATCTTTTCCGGAGTAGCGTCGTTAACATCAAAACCAATATACTCAGTCACAGTAGCATCTATAGTAGCTGTATTTAAGTTATACTTTATTAATTTACTATAAGTATCAGCTAAACTAAAAGTATCACCAATATTACTATTACCCCAACTGAAACCTATATAAAGCGAATTTGTTACGGAACTATAACCTATGGTTGAAGGTATAAATTGAACAAGACTTTGAATTCCAAACACATCAGTTCTTGTTAGAAGCGGTGTTAAAACTTCAGTACTAGAGTCAAATACCATAAGTACAGGAGCTTCTGGATTACTTGTTAAGTTATAACCTAGTGCATTACTTACAAAATAAGTTTTTGTACCTATAGCATAAAAATAAGAAGCTCTAAAATCCATTTCTGTTAGTATAGTAGCACCACCATTAGGGAATACACACTCAGGAGCAGGAGTAGGAGCAGTAGCACAACATGTATCAAACCAAGCAGATCCACTAAACATAAACAACTTGTTCAATGTATTATTAAAGTAGATACTACCAGCTTCTGGATTTGCAGGATGTGCTGGTTCAACTGGAATACTCAATCTACCAGGAACATACAATTGATTAACTCTAAGATTATCTTCGGAATTTGCAATATCTACTCTACGACCTAACCAACTAGTACTAGTAGCAAAATCTCCAAAGATATTATTAGCACCTTGATCTAAAATTTGATTTACGAAAGTCATTGATCCATCAGGTGATTCTGTTGGATTTGTAGGATCATACTGAGTTACTAAATCATCAATATGGAAATTATTTACATCTTCTAAACGATATAAGTACTTAGTAGTTGAGGTACCAGCCGCTTTGAAGTTATCCATGTTAACTTTTGTAGTACCGTCTACTCCATGAATATGAGCTGTATACTTACTAAGAAAAGTTGATAAACCAGCACGATTACCAGGATCTTTAGAATAACAAGATGTACCAGTAATATTGTCACCACCGGTAAACAAGAAACTTGTACCTTTGATAAAGTTTACATTATCAGAACCAATATCATTAATAAGAACAGTTCCTACTGAATTTTTTACAGCGATACCCAAGTTATTAGGGATACTAGATCTTACTTCACAAGCTTCTGCACCACAACTGTTTAAAGTAACAGAATTTGCATTTCTCATCCAGTAACCTAGACCATTAGAATCAGATGCACAACTTGTAAGTGTAGAATATGTAGTATTATTAATACAGAAACCTGCTAGGTAGTTACCAGATGCATAACAAGCATCCAAAGTAGTACTAGTAGTGCTACCAGCAATATAGAATCCATGACCAGCTGCGTTTCTTACACGAACGTTTTGAAGTTTAGATGCCATACCACCATAGATCATAACACCATGTTGTTTAGCACCACTTACCAAAACCTCACTGATCATAACATTGTTCAAGTTAGAGTTTGGTTGATTTACGTTTCCTTCAGTAAGGAGGATACCACCAGCACCAGTTGTGCTATAGTTAACATTACCACCTGAAGAAGTATATATGGACTTAACACCTACAAAATCACAATTCATGATTGTAAGAGAATCTGCCGATGCAAATGTTGTTAGATCAGGTCTTGTGTAAACATGGTATCCTGTGCTAGGTGAATTCATCACAAAACGAGTAGCTCCGTTTGTAGAGACGCTATCTTTTGCAGAACGACTTACACCGATAATTGTTACATTGGGTGCAATAATCTCAAACATGTTTGCATCTAGAGCTGTACCCCCAGTTGGGTTCCATATAAAATCACCTTCGCTGAATAACAAAGTAATCCCAGGACGAGTGATTGTGATTGTTCCTGTAATGAATTGTGAAGGAACACTAACTGATGTAAAACCGCTACAGTCAAATACAGTACCTTCTGGATACTGTGTACTTGTACAAGCATTTTGTAATTTTGCGGTAAACGTACCTCCGCTAACACTCCCTAGAGGTATCGCGGATCTCATTGTTGAATAAGCCATTTTCTATTTTTATTTTTTAAGGGTTGTCTAAATTTTAAAAAAGTTATATATCGTATACCATTGTGGAGTCAATTGACCATCCGCAATATATGTAACACTTGTTATAACACCAGTAGGTGCTCCATTTGCAGGTTTGATTGTTTGTGAATATGTAGGGCTACCATTTACTTGAGAACCTGCTCCAGGTTCAACTTCTACATTATCCACACTCATTGACTGTATTGTAATCTTGGTACCAGACTGATTTGATGAAACCGCTGGTAGGTATATAGTTACTCCACCCACACCTATTGTTGTAACATTAGAAACAATAAACACAGTTTCTAAAGCAGTTAACTGATCCCATGAAAGAGCATAACTTGTAACACCTTCAGCAAACGGATCCAATATCACAACTTTCGGAACACTAGGGTTCGGTGGTGTTGGTGCCGGTGCTGGTTGAACTCTACCTGACGCTATTAAAAAAGGATTGTTCGACATATACTATAATATACAAAAGTACGAAGACATCTACAAATATAAAAGCATAATTTGGATAATCAATATACTGTATGATATACTATGCATTAACATACCTTTCGGGGTATAATGTCTACTATAACATACACAATCATACCTCAACGGGTACATCAATTTATACCAACTGGTATTATACCACCCATTATAATGGTATTTTGGTACTTATATGACAAGTTACCCCGGGTACATCTGGTAGCACGCGTACCCCGGGGGTTATTACGTAATGGAGGAGAGAATGTGTGGGGTGGTATATGAAACGATCCCCACCACTTGCGCGACTCGGGGGTACCCCCCTCGAAAAACCCTAATGATCTTAATAACACATATGCAACAAGAACAAAAATGCGAGTGCTGTGGTAACTTTTTAGATGTGTTCGAAAGCACACGTATGGTACCATGCTACGATGACGGAGGATCAGTGGATTCATTCGACGTCGAGACCGAGACCGAAACATTCTGTTTAAATCCAGAATGTAAAGAGTTTTACGGCAACCCTGTGAACCCTGTGGTGTATACACCATCTGAACGCACAGAAGAAGATGATCTCCCTTTCTAGGGGGATCATCACCCTTCGGGGTTAAGAGATAAAAACCCTAATAGTTTAAATTCTACACATATGAATAAAATGCATTCTTGCACCTGCGGGTGCACAGAAACAACAACAGTTGTTGTTGGTTTCTTAACAGGATATTCTCCTGAGACTATTGACGTCGAATACGCAGACGTTGAAGTCTGCGCTGATTGCGGTTCTACGGTGCACTCACCGTATGATCCGGACGTCGATACCATTGATGAACTCCCTTTTTAAGGGGGTTCATTGTTATTAAGAAGAAAAACCCTAATTAATTCAAATACACAACATGAAAAGAACATTAGAAAACATTGGTGTATTCCTCGCGAGTGTCGTGGGAACACACCTAATCGGTGTCTTGGTACTCAGTATCATAACACCATTCACAATCCATCAGATGACGCATTCTTATGCGTATTGCTTCTTTAGTCTGTTTATATCGCTGCTTATCGCAGCGGTAATAACCGCAGAATTTGACGAACGCTATCGTTATCCAAAACATTAGTTGTTCATATGTGTGCGAGAGGCACCCTTCGGGGTGCTTTTTGTTTTAATTAGAAAAACCCTAATCACTATAACTACATATATGGAAACAATCTTATCACCATCAGAGCGTGCTGAACTGTTAAAGAACATTAACATGAAACAGGAAATGTTATTCGGTATACCGATATCACCTGAAATGTACGACGATGTGTTACATGACGCGACAGACTCCGCGTTGTTTGGAATCTCGCTGGCATTGACATTACTGTTGATGAAACGTAATAGGGAGTGCTAATGCACTCTCTTTTACTACTATTAAAAACCCTAATGAATTTAATTATACACTATGCAAACAAAACCGATCTTATCCTGCGCGGGTAGAGAAGCTGTATCGATAGATGTAGCTTTATTAAATGAGTTGTTAATCAACTCTAATTTCAAAACCATTGGTGTTCAGCAATGCGCGTCTCAATTATTAGACGAGTTGGTGCCTATCGCTAATGGTCAATCAACCGATCCTTTGAAAGATTTCAAAGCGATCATTATTAATCAATTCCTGTATCTGCAATTGCGTGAAGCGCAAACGATTGCAAGAAACTCCGGGGAGACCGTTGTGAGCAACGGACCTTGTGATGATTCGTGGAGCATGTAATGCGGATCAGGTCTAAAAAAACAAGCAAGATACCCTTAATTGGGTGTCTTGTTTTTTTTATCAAGTGCGATTTGTCCATCGGTGAAACACCAGTAAAATAAGGAAAAACCCTAATTACTCAAATTATACACTAATGAAAAACATCATTAACGAGATGATTGCTACGGGAGTAGCGACGCTCACAGCACAAATCACCTATTATACGAATAAGATTGCTCAATCAGAACAAGACTTCATTCGTAAAGCATTAGGTGAATCAACGGACTCTTACTCATTAGAGTCACACGCAAAAGGTCTATCTACAATGCGTGGTATCCTTGCGGAATATCAACGTGCGTTGAACGAGTTACAACCTGCGAAACCGAAACGTGCGGTAAAACAGGTTAAACGCGGAAGACCACGCAAATAGTGTATACACCCCTTCGGGGGTGTTTACCCTTTTTTCGGGGGTGTGATAACTCCGTCTCTATGCTACTACTCATAATTAAAAACCCTAATAAGTGTGCTATGTTTAAATTAAAATTCAAGAATGAGCGCATTGTGCGGGATGCACAAGGCACTACAAGTTATCGCTACTACTACAAGATTAGCGGAATGTCAGCAGAACAAGTCGAACAATATCGTCTCGATTTGGGTACTGACGAAGACGGAAAAGATTGGGCGGTCATTGACGAAGGTACACCAATCTATCGCTCTGAAAAGAGATTAGGAGACATTGCGATTATCAAGCGCAGTATGAAACCTAACCCAACTACCAATCGTCACTCTTGGTACACCAAATGCAATCTCGAAATCTTGACATCGTTGTTAAGCGAGAACAGCGCTATCGGTGCAACAGGATTTGCGCAATTTGCGTATCAAGGATTCCTTGAACAATCAAAGCAACTCATGCTTGATATGATTGAGAAGGAGCGTCGCGGAGACAGTGCAGAAGCGCTGAACGAACCTGCGGTAGAAACGGAGAAGAGTGTGGATGATTTGTAATAGTGTAGCACCCCTTAGGGGGTGCACACTTTTATTTTGATTCTATGTTTTTTGTTTGTAAATAGGTAAACCCTAATTGTTTGTGCACGTGGTGACGACCTTGAAACCTTAATACGGTGTAAAGGTTGCAACAGTGTAATAGTACTACTCTTTCTAATTAGATAGTTAGAGTTGCGTGTTTGGTTGTCGTGGTACTCGTTTTTTGTGTGGAAATAGGTTTTCCCTAATGGACTGCTTGCAGGGTACTAACTGCAAGTGTAACAAGTAAAACAATTTAATAACTAAAAACTGAACGAAATGAAAGCAGTTCAAATCAAAGGTCAGGAGTTCTACCGTAAGAAAGGAACCGGAAACATCGTATGGAAGTACTATGTTGTAGATGCTACAAGTACAGAGCTTGACGCATTAAAGGCGATTAAAGGTGATAACTATCGCGAGACTTCCGAACCCGTTATGTACAACGGTAAAGAGATTACGTGCCCATTATTGTTTGAAAACAATTGGGTTGGTGACGTTGTTACATACAATATCACCCCAAATAACAAGTTGGTAATCGACCAATTAGCAATGTTGAAAGCAGAGAGTATTATGAAGAGTGTACAAGATGACACTTTGAAGAATGCTATCGCTGCAAAGATCGCTAATGAAAGCATTGGTGACTTGTTTACACGTAGAAACAGTGCAACTGTTGGTGGTGCAATAGGTAAAACTGTTGTGACCGAAGGTGATTCTACACCTGAAAAGGTAGAAGAAACTACAAACGCTGACAACGTTGACGATTTGTAAGTGATTGACAGTGAGAATGTTACAGTGTGTGAGAGTGCCCTCCCCTATGGGTACTCTCTACATTGTGACAACCCACTGAAAACACACACAAGTAACAACGTTTAGAGTATAGCATATAGTTAACCAATAATACTACTCTCATTATTATGATTACCTACTATCTCATACATACAGTTAAGCGTACTGTCCTATTAGAGACTCATTGTGTTACTCTTCTTAATGCTTATATAGAGCAGAAGGTAGAAGTAGATATGATTCCCCGCGTTTCTGTAATCATCCACGACTCAACTGATTGATTATCAACATATTAGTCCCAGCAGAGTGTTTTTAATTAAACATAGTGTATAGTTTCGGTTTCTATACTCTGTTGGGACTTCTCTTTTTGAATTCCCGTAAACCCTCACAACGGTGAGCTAATTAACCTAATATTAACATAGGTATGGTTTGTATCAAATTCTACGGGAATTCATCCTATTGCTATATACTTGTAACGAGTATTAGTAGTTTTTTTACTCTCATCCAATTGCAGGTAGTATAGTTCTTTCCGCGTTAGTCTTTTAGACAGTGACGAATATGGTAAAGATGTTAAGGGTTGCAACCTTGTGAGAGTACCAATAGAAAGGACGTGATATTCGTCGTATTCCTAAGCATGAAGACAAACTGCTTAACTCTAGAAGCGGGGTTTAAGGTAGATATAATGCGAAGTGAAACTACCTTTGTTAATGCTCATTCGAAAATCTATTCACAGATGCGGCATTGTTAACAACCAGCCACTGTATAGTCACAGACTAGGTGTGGAGAATAGAGCTTCAACCTGCTAAACGGTACAGAGAAGGTAATCAGTCTTCTCATTGTTAATGCACCATAACTCACTTCCCAAGGGTGAGCAGTTGTAGTAAAGCACCGTAGGCATACGGAGACTGCAGGATTCCAATTGATAGTTCAAAATGAGGTCTAACTATCTATTACAACTGAGTGCAGAGGGGCAAACAAACAGAAATCAATTAATAACCAACACAATGACAACAAAAGAATTTTTAGAGAAGTACCCTATGGTATTAGAGACAGATGTTAATCAACTAACATCACATGTAAGATTAGAAATGATCTCATATTATGAAGATCTTGAAGACCCGAGTTATCATCCAGAAGATGATCAAGAAGAAGATCACGATGATGATTATACAAGTTTCAACGATTCAATTCTGAATGAAAGTAGATTCCATATCATAGCATCTACGTCATTCTATATGTCTGAAACGTATTATTTCCCCTCAACTGATGGTGTTAATCATACGTCAGAAGAACTCGGATGCTCTATGGCATTGAGATGGGGTGACAATGAGTTTGATAATGAAGATGAAATCTCTGGTAGATTGAGTGAGCATTTTCCAGGTTATCTTATTGAGAAGAAAGATACTTTCAATCTTGACACTGATATGGGTCTTGTAGTAAAGAGAGTATATAGTCTATCTAAACTTGCGTAATATTTAGGACTCGAGTAACATCGGGTCCTAATATACTATTCTTATTAACCAATTAAAACAACTAACTATGTTTAATTCAGAAGAAAATTATGCTGCGTACTTGCAAGAGCAAGCGTTTTTAGAAGCACAAGGTGAAGCAGAGTACATTGCGTGGATTGAAACACAAGAGCAATGGTATTATGATATGCAAGATAAATATCATTATGCTACTGTAAAATGGTTTCCCACAGGTGACCCAACTCCTGTTTATTTGATGGTGATTGTTGTGTTACCGTCAGGCACCGTAGGTGACTATGGAACTACTCTGTTAGATTGTATTGTTATTAAATCATATAACGAGCAATATACCAGTAGAGAGAAGGTAGAGTTACCCGCGTCTGCTGTTGAAGTGATAGACCCAGAGATTACAAAGTTTAACCCAGATGTAGATTTTTAATATGAGAGAAGTTATTATTGGTCAAGAGACTGTAGATAAACACAGTGAGTTCTTTACATTCAGTCCTAAACGTCAGAGATTAGAGTATTATACTAATCGTGGTTCATACTGTTCACGTTATTCTTTCATCTATGAAGATGATACCAAACTGTGTTTAGGTAATGAAGGTAGGAATATTAGGTTTAATAATGGTAAAGCGTGGTCCCAAACAGATAAACAGACAGAAGGTTTTACCTATGATAAGACTACCAAGAAGTTTAAGTTCTGGTATAAGAGTGTACCGAACTCATTTAGTGACTATACGTGGGGTAAAGTAATAAACTACACGGGTGATGAATGGTTAGAACCTATCTTTTATCCTATTAAGTCTTTGATGACTGCTACTATGTTCGGTAAGATATTCAGTAAGAAGATTACAGATCCTACTGAACTATGTAAAGCATTCATTAAGAGTAAACCTTGGTTAAAGAATAGTGATATGACACCAGAAATGTTACATGCTTTCTTAATAAGGTTAAACAAAAACGGTGACTTTCTTTCTAATTTCATACCGTTATTCTCTATTGCTAAATCTGTAGAACCCATAGTAAATGGTTATATTACAGGTACCTTAAATAGACACGCATTTTTTTATACTGAGCTATCTAATAGATGTTTAGCATTAGATTTAAAGGTTGATTTTAATCTATCTAAAGATGAACTTAGAAGTTATAACGACAAACTTGGAGAGGAGATATCCTTTAATTATTCTTTGCTGACGCTTTGATAAACAAGTGTTGTTTCTCTTGTTCAGCTGCCATTATCGCCATTAAACCTCTGAGTTCTTCATATGTGAATTGAACTACAAGATTATCATCTTCGTTGAGTACTTGTATTTTCTCTTCATCTATGTAAACCATTGGTTGGATATATTCTTCATCCTCGTGTAAACCAGGTGGATTGAATAATCCGGCTTTAATGTAAGTTGCCATTGTTATAGTACTTTACCGTTACTAATTAGTTTGTTACTAACAGAGAAGGTACCGTCTTGGTTCACATCAACTGTTGCAAATCCATGAACCCAATCTGTATGAGTATTCATATACTCTGCATTAAGTTCACATAAGCAACCGGTTGACCATGATCCATGTACTATACCGTCTATGTCTGTTGTGAGGAATTCTGATTTCCTGTGAAAGTGTCCGCATATAACGGACGATTTGGTCTTGAGATACATATTACGTGCTGGATTTACTGTTCCACCACCTTTGTATTCATGACCGTGTATGATATTGAGATTACCTGCTTTGATTGTAGTGAACTTCTCCACTAGGTGGACACGGTTCTCTCCAAACTTGAGTAGGATTGGTATCTCGAACTCCTCATTTCCTAACCATTCTGGTGCTTTAAGTTTTAACCAGCGTTCAAGACGCATTTCATGGTTACCTATCTTATAGTATATCAGTGCGTTAGGAAAGGTTTCTCTCATGGCAGAGATAAACCATCTCCCCTGTTCTAATTCTTCACGCATCTTAGGTTTACTAGGGTCTTTATCAAATGCTGATAGACCATAGAAGTCTAGGATATCTCCGTTAAGAATTATTGTATCCGGCTTGTATTCAATCAAGTAATCTATTGTAATCTTCAGTGCTTCCTCATCATGATATGGAAAGTGTATGTCTGACAATACAGCTATCCTACGTGAAGCAAGAGATAGTTTGAGTACTTTACTTTCTTCTTTATAAGATTTAGGTATGTCCTCAAAAGGATTATAATTGTAAGTTTTCTCACGAACAAATTCTGAATCTTGTATCTTTTTTTTATCCGCTTTACCTTTTAATCCTGTATGATATCTGATAACACTTCTAACATCTTCTATAGATGCAAAGTGATCAGATTTTTCAGAGTAAATTAGTTTAGCAAGGGTAAGAACAGGAGTTGTTTTGTGCTTAGAAAGGTAAGATTTTACAATATCTCCTTTCCTTGAAGGTTTACTAGCCATATAGTAAAGGTAATAAAATTTAATTAAATAACAAAATTATGGCATTTAACGTAAAGGTTGATGAAGACTATCTTACCATTAAGTTATCCAGTCACTTAAAGGATCTTAACCCTATATGTATCAAACAGATAGCTGAAGTATTGATGTCTGGTAATAGTACTATTACAGATGTAGTATTCAAATCATTAGACGGATATGTCTTTAATGAATCTCTTTATGCACCAGGTGATGCTATTATTGTTCATACAGATAATCTCTATTCATATAGATATGATGAGAATGCTATGACAGAACAAGGTATCATAGATGAGAATAGTCATGTAAGATGTACCGTCAAATCTACAGATAAGTATACACAAACTATGAGAGTTGAGTATCCTGCTGTTAATAGTAGTGGTGAAAACATAATAGCTAGTTGGAACATAGAGATGGACCACGTTGTAAAAACCATAGGACTAGTGCGTCCTAATTTAGATGAATTAATATGAATGAAAGTCAAGACAAACGTGCCGTGTATATGGGCACATTCGAAGCGTACAAGAAGAGTAATGCTAAAAATATGGTAGAATTAATTGATAATACCGTTAAAATATGGGAGTTTAGTAAGAATCATATTCTTGCTTTATACCTTATATCTGTTACTGCTTTAGTAGTAAGTATTGTAGCATTAGCTATATAATGTAAATTATTTAAGTTACTGTGTACCAAGTGTTTGGTATTTCACTAACTTTGATTATGCTGTATCAGCTTCCCACAGGAAAAGTAGTTTGGTTAGAGGTAGAAGATGTTATCAATCTATCCAGAGAAGACTTGCAATTTCTGATAGCAATTAACGCTGGTGAGCATGTACATAATCCTTTTAAGTATTCATCAGTAGAGCAATCCGAGAAACCGGAGGATCTTGAAGAAACAGATGAAGAAGGAGTGGAAACATACTATGAGGAGTTCTTTCCCGATGAGTTTCCCGATCTATTAGATGATGGTATTCATCTAGACTTTGAAGACTGATTATCAGTCTTTTTTATTTGTAACCAATTCAATTAAATAACAATTATGAAAGACTCTAAAGTAAGAGTAACTGCGTTAAAAGACGGGAGTGTCGTAAACGCAAATGCAAATGGTAACTTAGGTTATGTTCGTGTAGAACAAGATCGCTTTTTCTGTAATAAGAAAGGTTTCTTAAAGAGAGGAACAGTCAGCGCTTTGTTGTTGGGAGAGTTTGAGACTCTTAAATCTATGGGATTCTTTGATGGTCAAGAACTACAAGGTAAAATTGTAGTTAAAGAATCATTGGAAGCATTCAATCCTACAAATCCTGAGAAGGATTATAAGTTTGCTGGTACTACAAACGTAGTATGTTGTCAAGATGGTCAACCTATCTATCGTAGAGCATTCTACAATATGGATGGTAGTGACAATGATGAGCTTGTAGCACACAATAACTTCGATGCTATCCGCAATGCTGTATCTCATTTGACTGAGAAAGAGCAGGAAGATGCTACTGAGTCGTTTGCTCTGTAAATCATGTTTTAGTTGTTGAGATAGGGGGAGCGTATGTTCCCCCTTATCTTTTTATGTAAATTTTAAAACCAAAATCAATTATGAACAAGTATCAAAAGGTTGTTTACGACGGGAAATTGAGTCATTATCAGAAGTATGGTACTTCTTTTAAGAAGATTCAGTTTGAAAAGGATCCATTCAATTCTTATCAAAACTTCTTGTACAAGCGCGCGTTATTTGGACTTTCTGTGTATCAGAAAGAGGAGCTTGAGAAGATGCATTGGGATAAGAAACGGAGGATTGAGAAGGTGCATGAGCGAGCACAAAAAGTATTAAATCTCTGGAAACAAGAGATGACGGATCAGTGGTTGGGTGCTGTTTTATCTACTGTATTTCATCATAGTAGTTTGGTCAAAGAACTAAACGAAAAATTTGGTGGTGAAACAGATGATCAGTACATTAGCAAAGTAGATTTTAAGTCATTGGGTATAAGTAAAACACAAATTGTGCAGAAACTTATCCAAGAAAAGATTCTACCGACTAATTTTTATCAACTAACTGGTGAATAATGGAACTACACGGTCTGACAAATGAAGAGATTCTTTTTGTATACATGAGCAACAAGAAAAGAATAGAAACATATTCTTTAATCCTTGAAAAGCGTGGAATATACAATGAACTTGAAATACCAGAAGTGGGTTACATTTCCGTATTCAGAAATATGAATGAGGAGGACCTAGCAGATATGCTAGAGTCCCCTCATTATAAAGTATGCTTACAGATTCAAGAGAAACTCGAACCAATTGTCGATATGATTCAAGAGAATCTTCCAGAAGTGTATGAAAAAATAAGTGAAATCTTTAAAGACTTAGAAGAATGAAAACTACGTTTATAGTAAATGGTAAGACACAACTTGTACTTACCCCAGAAACAGAAACCGAAAAGGTATTACTTGCAGCATTAGCTAAACAACCAGATCGTATGATTACAGATCTTTCAGAAGATAGTCAGTATGGTAGAACATACGGTCATGGTTCTCTTTTGATAACTAGTCAAGCAAAAGTACATGCAAGCGAAGAAGAAGCTGTGTAGTGGTTGTAATCAATTAGAATACATTTGGAAGAAAGAGGGGTTAGAGAGATATTGCAAGAATTGCTGGAGTTGCCATAACAAAAGTAAGAAAAGCGCTAAACCAACTAGTAAAAAACCTCTTTCCCCTCGATCTTCTAAACAAGTAAAACTTGAAGCGTTGTATTCTATACTACGTACTAAGTACTTACAGAACCATCCTTATTGTCAAGCACATCTTCCCGGATGTCAAATCAATGCAACTGACATACATCATAAGAAAGGTAGAACAGGAGATCTAATGTTAGATGATACTGAGTTCCTTGCTGTATGTAGACTATGTCACGGTTGGATTGAGACACATCCTGTAGAAGCTAAAGAACTAAAACTATCTAAATCTAGAGAAGAATGAGTAAGTTTAAAGAAATAATGATGAAACCTTGGGGTTATGGTGTTGATGTACGTGTTTACTTTAATAATGTAAAAGACTGCATGTATCACACAGCATTTATTAGTGGTGCTGTTTCTCATAATCAACTTAAACGTCTTATTAATCTTGCTGGTAGTGATCATCCGGAAGGTGTTCCTGCTAAAGAACCTGAGTATGCTGAACTGTATATCTACCGTATGTACGGTGATAACAAAGAGTATCAGCAATTCTCCAAGACTATTAAGATGAATAAAGAACAATGTAAACAAGTATGGAGTTATGAGTAAGAAGAAAGAAGAAGTGCAAGAAGAAGCACTTGAGATACTACAAGATTATAATAGAGCAACTGTTGCTGTGAGTATGGGTGTTGGTAAGACACTCATTGGGTTAAAACATATAGAGAGATCTTATCGTCCTGGACGTATGTTTCTTGTTGTGGCACCTAAATTAGCGATATTAAAGTCTTGGGAAGACGAAGCAAAGAAGTTTAATCTCGAGCATCTATTACCACACATTCACTTTACTACGTATCTATCTTTAAACAAACAAAGTTTAAACTATCATACTGTGTATGCAGATGAGTGTCATAACTTACTATACTCTCATCAAGATTGGTTAGATAAGTATACCGGTAAGATCATAGGATTAACTGGTACACCACCAAAGATTAAGAACTCTGAGAAAGGTAAGATGATTAGTAAATTCTGTCCTGTAGTATATGAGTATATCACCGACAATGCTGTCGAAGATGGTATACTAAATGACTATAGTATAGTAGTACATCTGCTGCCTTTAGATCCTAGACGTAATATGTCTAAGAAGACAAAGACTGGTAAGACATTCATGTCCAGTGAGTTATCTGATTATAACTATTGGTCTGAAAGATTATTGAATTGTAATCCTGGTGTAGGAGAACACATGCTACGTGTTATGCGTATGAAAGCAATGATGTCATATCCTAGTAAAGAGCAATACGCTAAGAATCTGTTTAATTCTATATCTGATAAGTGCATACTATTTGCTAATACACAAGTTCAAGCGGATCGGATGTGTACACACAGTTATCATAGTAAGAATCC